TCGGCATTTCGAGGCGGTAGAAACTGCACCCGGTTGGATGGGCGTTGTAAACGATACAAATCTTCATGGCCGTAAAAATAAGAAGGGCAGCCATTGCTGACTGCCCCTCTCAAACCTCAGATGATGAAAACCTGATGCGAAGATACTACGAACCGAGTATCTGCGTAGTCGATGGTGTAAAGACTGTTGACTCGATTAGGAACATCGGGTTAGGCTCCATCCCGGAAAGCGTTATTTCGTAGCCGTTTCGGTCGCCAAAGGCAGTACCACTTCCAGCGGTTCCAGCGGTTGCCTCAAGGCCATTTATAGCACCCAGCAACCAGTAACGACTGTTGTTGTCTTGAACGATGACGATGACTTTACTACGAGCGAGCAAACGGAGTTCATTGCGGACTGCGACTTGCATTTTGTTGATGGTGAATGTTACTTCGGGGGTGTAGAAGATTGTGCCATTCTCCATGCTTGCGTTCAAAGTTTCGGTCATGGATGACGTGGCTTTGGTCAAGTCGTATTCAAAAAAACCGCTTGCATTGTATCCGGTGAACCCCGTAACCGCACCTGAAAGGTTAGTGTTACAGGACCCGGTAGAAATCCAATTTTGGACGTAAATTGCTTTGATGCCACCGACTGAATCACGGCAGCCGAGTGTGTAACCAGTTGTTAGTGCGCAGGACATATGTGTATTTGGGGTTTAAGTTTCAAGAGAACAAAAAGCAGGGGGAGGTTTCCCTCCCCCCTACACATTAGGTCAAGCGGAAGTCAACAACCAAGTCGGGGTAAGCGATTTGGACACCTGCTTTGAAGGCTGCTTGGAAGCGAACTTCGTCGTTGTCTTTGCTGAACCAGATTGAGAATTGCTCCTCGTCGGACAACAAGTCGGTTCCGTAGAAGAAGTTACCGAGGTAAGACGAAACGATGCGGTTCGTTCCAGTCAATCCGGGGACTGCGATGACACGGACATTCGTGCCGGGATACATGATGTCCCCGTCAGCAAGGCCAGCCAAGTCAACTTGGTTGTACATGACGTTAGCGGTTGATTTGAAAGCACCAAGCAACGTGCGGAAGTTGTCCCAACCGCAGAAGATTACGAGGTCCGTCTTAGTCAAGATGGCCTGTGGGATTTGGTTGTAGATGCCGTCGAAGATGGCGATGGCGTTGCCTGTGGTGATACCAACGGAGGCAGAAACCGCACCAGTGTTGCCGCTGATCGTAGAACCCGATGCAGCGTTCAAGAGTTGGTTAACACCTGAAAAGTAGGTGTTGCCCTTCCAGATTGCGTTCTCCAAAGCCTCAGCGATGCGGAGAGCCTTCTGCTCGGAGAAAGCCTGCTCGAAAGGAACACTGTCGTAGGTAGAGCCAGCAGTCAACTGGGTCTGCATCCAGTATTGTTCCAAGGAACGAGGGCACAAGGTTTCCTGCACCTTCATGCGTCCAACGGTGATATTCCGCTGGGTGAAGGCAGTCGTACCTGAACTTGCGTAACCGCAAACATCACCACCTTGCAGAACTGCATCGGTGTCCATGAGGTTGAGGGCAGCAGCGAACTTGATGCCCACCTGCTTGGTGAACAGGGCTGCTGAACGGGCCGAGAACACGGCCTTGGTGATGAGAGGAAGCCTCTCTTGGTCTGTGTAGGAGGTTAATCCTGTGAACGAATATGCCATTGTTAATGGGGGTTTAGGGGTTTAGTTTTTTTTGAGTGATTGAAGTGCTTGTGCGAGTTCGTTGAAGTTCTGCGAGGCTTGAGCCTTGCGCTGCTCGACGATTGCGGAACCGCTGGCCTTGGGGGCTTCGGCTGGGAGTTCGGAAACCTTCTCAACAATGTCGGCCATGGTTTCAACCTGCGATGCGAAGGCGGACATTTTCTCCTTCATCTTGCCCATTTCAGCGTATGCTGCTTTGAGTTCTTCCATGATGGCTCCGAGGTGCTTGGCGACGATGGCCTCAACAACTTCGGGGGTCATGGCAGGATAGGCTTCTTTGATTTCTTCGGTTACCTCAACGGCTACTTCAGGGGTGATTTCAGCAGCAACGGGCAAGGCTTCGATTTCGGGGGTGGCTACTTCTGCAGCGATGACCTCAACGATTTTGCCTCCTTCGGTCTTGATAGTTCCAACGCCTTCGACAACGTGCTCGCCATCGGGGGCAGGGAGAGTGCCGTCCTCGGCTACAACGTAAACGGCAGTCCCGGCAACGAGGTCCCCGTCAACACGGACAACCGTGCCATCGGTCAACTTGTAGTCGGCAAAGGACTGCTTTTGAGTGCTGAATTTACGAAGTTCACTTCGCAGGGATTCGATTGCGTTTTTCAGGTTCATAGTTAGTGGGATTTGTAGGTGGGGGTTAATTGTTGCAAAAAAGCGGTAAGTTCATCGGCAAGGCCAGCGAGGGCGACCTCCAGTTCGGATTCGGTTTTGTCCATCCCGAACAGGCCCTCAACGGAGAAACCCCGGAACAGGTTGCGGTTGTCCCACACTTCGTCGTTCTCGACTTTGAAGGAACCGAACCAAGAGCCGTCGGGGGTGTCCTCGTAACCCTTGGGAGGCATGATGCCACGCTCGGAGTCGGTGATGTAACTCTCAAACATGAACACGCCATCCAGTTCAGCGTTGTGGTAGGCGTTGACGTTGTGCTGGTTGCCTTGCTTGAAATACTTTTGGACTATCTTGCGGATGGTGGCTTTGTCGAATACGACGTAGTACTCCCCGTAGGTTTCGTCCTTCCTGTAAATGGGTGTGTCTGCAAGCATCAGCGGTCCAGTCAGGACCCTGCGTTCGCCTGTTTCGGTGAACTTTTGTGGTGTCTTTGCGAAGGCTTGGAATGGTCGCTCGATGGCCGGCATATCGGTCAGGGCCACGAATTGGACCCCTTCATCCACCTCGTCCACGGTCATCCTGTAAATGGGTAGTTCCATGCAGGTAAATGTCCTATGCCCCCAAAGTTGCAAATTCCTCCAACCTCCGAACCCTGCGAGTGCTTTGGGTGATGTCCCGTTCCACGACATAGGCTCGCATCGGTGATGATCCTTGGCCTTGGCCTTGACCGAAGCCCGACAGGTCGGTAACATTTGGGTTTGCAAAGATTGACGGGGCTGCTGCTGCACCCGGTGCGCCACCGCCACCTGCTGCACCGCCACCCGCTGGAACGCTGCCACCATCGCCCCCGCTTGTGATAGCCTTGCCTGCCTGAATACCAGCAGCGGTAATCGCTGCGATGCGTAATCCTGCACGAATCTTTGAAAGCGTGTTGTAGGCTTTGAGTTGTGCGACCCCTGCTGCTCCTGCGGTTATAGCATTAGCAGGGTTGGCTGCTGCCATGACCGCATTCGCTGCCATCTCTTTTTGCAGGTTGACGATGACATTGGCAATAGCAAGACCTTTCTCCAAGGCTAAGGCTGCAAGAGCAAGACCCTTGCTTTCGTTTCCAAAGGACTGCAAGATGTTTTGAACCGATTGCAATGAGTCCAAAACCACCTGTTTCTTGAAGTCGGCCAAGGTTTGCTCGTTTGCCTTCATGTCCTCGTTGAACTTGATGCGACGCTCCATCTCGGTCTGCATCGCTTGGGCGTTCAAAGCGTCTTGCCGGGCGTTCTGGTCAGCCGTAATCTGCACCAAAGCGTCAGCCGTTGTCTTGGCTTGCATCACTTCGGTTTCAGCCATGATAGCCCTTGACCGAGCCTGCTCTTGCATCATTAACCTGCGAGCCTCTGCGGTTTTCCTGTCATCTTCTTCACGCTTCTTGTTGGCCTGAATCTGTGCCTCGGTGTGGGCTTCGTATGCATCCCGGTAATTGGAGAGGGCTGCTTCTTCACGCATCAAAGCATCCTCCCTTGCTTTCGCTGCGATGGCTGGGTCGGGTAGGTTCAAGAACCTGCGGACCGCTGCGGTGAGTTCATCCCACTTGGCGACCAAAAGTCCTACGGCTGCAATGGCTGCACCGATACCCGTAGCAAGGAGGGCGATTCTAAACGCCTTCATCGCCCCCGTACTCGCACCGACTGCGGTTGCGTAGAGTGCCTGCGCTGCTGCCTGCCCTTGGGTTATTAGGATGGAGTCCTTGTTGAGCAGGTTGGCGACCTGCTGCACTCCAGTAGCGAGAGCCATCGCCCCTTGGACCTTGAGCAATGATTTCTGCAAGTCCTCGTTCTCGGACCCGAACAACGCTGCT